AATCGTCCAAACCTTGGCGATAGCGAAACCCGTGGCGCTGATGACCCGGATAAGCCGGTTGAATATCGTCAGGCGTTCCAGAAATGGGTTATCGTCGGCGGTGATATGTCGATGCTGGAACCGGAAGAGCGGGCAGCATTGCGGAACGGAGTGGCTCCGAAGGAAGCGCGTGCGCAAACCACCAGTGTTCCCGCAGGCGGCGGTTATACCGTGCCGACCGAGCTTTCCAATCAGATCATCATATCCATGAAGGCATGGGGACCGATGTATGACGAGAGTATCTGCACCGTCATGAACACAGCGAGCGGTAACCCCATTGATCTGCCGACCGTCGATGATACTGCCGTGCCGGTTGCGAAACATACCGAGGCCGGGGCAGTGACTGACGATGGTGGCAGCGATGTCACATTCGGGAAAAAGACCCTGAGTGCTTTTGCTTATGACACCGAATGGGTGAAATTCTCATGGGAGCTGGCGCAGGATTCGATTTTCAACTTTGAAACGCTCCTGGGCGACCTGCTGGGCCAGCGCCTCGGAAAGCGCGCCAATACCGAACTGACGGTTGGTGACGGCAATGGTGATCCGAATGGGATTGTTACGGCTTCCTCGCTTGGCAAGACAGCGGCAGCGCAGGCCGCAATCACCTATGATGAGATCATTGATCTCGTGCATTCGGTCGATCCGGCCTATCGCCAGTCTCCGAAAACACGCTTCATGTTCAACGATACCACCCTGGGTGCACTGCGTAAGCTGAAGGATGGTGAAAACCGCTATATCTGGAGCGCTGGCGACGTACAGAAGGGTGTTCCGGGTTCGCTGCTTGGTTACAATTACTCAATCAATCAGGCGATGGCAGATCTCGGGGCTGCTGCAAAGCCGATGATCTTTGGCGATTTTGGCAAATACTTCGTTCGCAAGGTCGGCGGCATCGTCATGTTCGTTGCTCGCGAACGTTTCGCACCGGATGTCGGTTTGCTCGGTCTGGTGCGCCTCGACGGTCAGCTTGGCGACACCGCTGCCGTGAAGCACCTCATCACTGCAGCAGCCTAACACCTTCCTTTCAGCATGGCGGACGCTTCATGGCGTTCGCCGTCTCCATGGAGCAACCATCATGCGACTGAAAATGTTGATTGGAATGTCAGGACCCGGCTTCACCGTCGACCCCGGCGATGTGACCGAGCATTTCTCAAAAAAGGAAGCTGCCCGTCTGATCCGGGCAGGTTACGCCGAGGAAGCGCCGCCAGTCGAGCGCAAAAAGCCGGAAACCAAACGGGAATGGGACGAAGAGCGCGCCACCCTTTTGGCTGAAAACGAACAGTTGAAAGCCGATGCGCGGGCGTTTTCGGAACGGGAGGCCGCACTTCTCTCACAGGTCAAAACCCTGACCAGTTTCAAGGATTCGGTCACGGCAGCGGTGCATGTGATTTATCCTCCTGTCGAGACAACTGTGACCGAAGATAACCGCGAGACGCGTGGCTGATGTGGTACCAACCTGAAATCGTCACGCCGGTTTCAGCGGAGCCGGTTACGCTCGGCATGGCAAAACAGCAATGCCGTGCCGAGATCTATGACGACGACGGCAGTATTGCCGCGTCGGTTGATGATCCGCTGTTTCAGCTGCTGATCACGTCTGCACGTGATCATGTCGAGAAGATCTGCGGCCAGTTCTTCGCACCTTGTCAGGTTGAAGCATATTGCGACGGGTTCGCGGACCTCGAACGTTTCGACATTGCGCCGGTCACCGAAATTGTTGCCATTACCTATGTGTCGGTTGCAGGCAATGACGAAATTTTGCCAGCAGCAACATACGAGCTGAGAAAGAATGGGCTGGAAGCAGGTACCATTCTGAAACCGGGTAATGCCTGGCCGAACAAGCAGGCGGGATCGCGGATCAAGGTGCGCATGAATGTGGGTACAGCTTCCCCGCCGCCGACGGTGCTCCGGGCAATGCTTCTGCTGATCGGCGCATGGTACGAAAACCGCGAGGAAACCGTTATCGGCGTCAGCATCGGGCAGCTGCCGACTTACGTTTCCGTTGATGCGCTTCTCTGCAACAATCGAAGGTTCCTTTGATATGCGTGCGGGAAAACTCGACAGGCGACTGACAATCCGTCGATTTGCCGAAATCGGGCGAACACCCCTGAATGAGCCGATCCTCGACTGGGCTGATGTCGCTGAAGTCTGGGCGCAACAGCGCCCGGATCGCGGCAGCGAGCGGTTTGCGGCTGCCCAGATCAACGGCACGGCGGTGATGACGTTTCATATCCGGTATCGCAGCGATGTGACGATCAAGGATCGGCTTCGCTATGAAGGTCGAGAATACGAGATCGTTGCACCGCCGCGAGAGATCGGGCGCAGGGTCGTTCTGGAAATCGACGCAGTTGCAAGGGCGGATGAACCATGAAGATCAGCAAAACAGTGAGGATCGACGGCCTGAGCGAGCTAGATCTAGCACTCAGTGCCCTACCGAAATCGACCGGCAAGGCCGTGCTGCGGCGCACGCTCAAGAAAGCGGCGCAGCCCATCGCCGATGCGGCAACGCAGAAGGTACCGGTTTTGAGTGGTGCCTTGCAGATCTCCATCGGTGTGGGCACCAAGCTCACACGGCGGCAGGCCCGAATGCATCGCAAGATGTATAAGGACGACAAAGCCTATGCCGAAATGTTTGTCGGTGCGGGCGGTCTCGCGCAGGCGACACAAGCCGAGTTCGGCAACGCTCATCAGCAAGCCCAGCCTTACATGCGCCCGGCATGGGACGCGAACAAGGATGCTGCACTTGATGTGATTAAGACCGAACTGCGCACGGAAATCATCAAAGCCGCCAAACGGCTCGCCAAAAAGGCAGCAAAGGGCAGGTAGTCCCCATGGAAGAACAGTTGACGGCCTTGCTGCTGAATGCGGCGAGTCTGACGGCGCATGTCCCGGCTGCGAATATGCACTGGGTGCGCGCACCGCAGGGCACAAAGCCAACCTACCTTGTCATGCAGGTGATTTCAGGAGATCCCGATTATCATATGCAGGGGCCTTCCGGATATGCCGTGCACCGGCTGCAGATCGATATCTACGGCCTGACCTATACCGCCGTCAAAGGTGCGAAGGACGCGCTTGTCCAGCTGCTGTCCGGTTACAAGGGCGGCATTTTCCAAGGCATTTTTGTCGATTCAGAACGCGATCTCCCGGCGATGGATGCGGGAGAAGTATCGGCTCTTTTCCGCAAATCCATCGACTTCATTGTTCATCATCTGGAGAACTGACATGGCTGAGACGCAAGCCTCTATTGGCTACGGCACAGAATTCGAGATCAGCCGCGATGCTGGGGCGTCGTGGATTGAAATCGGGGAAGTTTACGACATAACTCCACCGAACGACACGGTTGATGAGGTTGATGCGACCCACATGCAGTCGCCAAACCGGACCCGTGAATTCATTCCGGGTCTGATCGATCCCGGCGAGGCGTCGTTCGAACAGAACTTCATTCCAGGCTCACCGTCTGATCTTCTGATTTCAGAAATCAAGACGGCAGGTGAGCGGGTCCGCTGCCGCATCACTTTTCCGAATGCCGTAACATGGCAATTCTCCGGCTGGGTCTCCGGTTATGAACCGGCGGTGCCCACGGATGACAAGATGACGGCCACGGTGACGTGGCGCGTGACCGGCCCGACCATTTCAACGCCAGCTGCAGCGCCGGTCAACATTTTCGTCCCTGCTATCGCCGGTATTGCCAAGGTTGGCGACCCTCTGGCGGCTTGGTCTGGGCAGTGGAGCGGTTCTCCGACCGTTTCCTATCAATGGAAGGCGGACGGTACGAACATCGCCGGCGCAACGGAACTGACCTACACGCCGGTTGCTGGCGACGTGGGCAAGGAACTCACTGTTACGGTGACCGGATCAAATTCGGCGGGCACAGCATCGGCGACAAGCGCGCCGACTGCGGCCGTCGTTGCTGCATAGGTGACAAGACATGGCCAATCAAAACCGTGGCGAAGTCACCCTGCCGGTGGGTGACAAGACGTACAAGCTCGCATTCTCCGTGAATGCGCTGTGCGAGCTCGAGGACGCGCTTGACATGCCGGTCGCGAAAATCGGTGAATTGCTCAATGACTCGGCAAACCTTCGCATGGATACTGTGCGTAAGGTTATCTGGGCGGCGCTTCGTGACCATCATGAGGAAATCGATCTGAAGGAAGCCGGGAAGCTTGCGACCGATATTCCTCTGGTCATGAGCAAGATCGGCGAAGCATTTCGGCTGGCGTTCCCTTCCGGGGAGGGGAATGACGCGCGCCCTCCGAAGGCGAAAGCGGGCTAGATCCGCTTTCGCTTCTGAAATCATGGGTCGAGGTAGGACAGGACCCGGCACTGTTCTGGTGTCTTACGCTGCGAGAGATTGCCGTCATACTCGACGCCTCGACCTACCGTCTCAGACGTGAGCAGAATGACAGGGCATGGCTTGCGTGGCATATTGAGGCGCTGGCCCGCTCCAAAAAACTCCCGAAACTGAAAGAATTTCTGTCCGACGCTCCGAAAAAGCCGAAGCGTCGGCAGTCTGTCGAAGAGCAGATTGCCATCGCACATCGATGGACGGCGGCACTTACAAGGTGAGAACCAATGACCAATGCGGTTATCGGCGCGCTTCGCGTCAATCTTGGCATCGATACTGCTGAGTTTCGCGAAGGGTTGAAGTCGGCACAATCGAGTGCCGACAAGTTCGCCGCCGTTCTGAAAACCACCTTTGTCGGAGTGGCGACGGCGGCGGCTGGCGCATTGGGCAGTCTCAGCCTCATTGTCAACCAGTTGGCAGGCGACATGGACGGATTGAAAAAATCGGCGGATTTGTCAGGCGTGGGAATTGAGGAATTCCAGCGTCTGGCGTTCGCTGCCAAGTCTGTCCAGATCGAGAGCGAAAAGCTCTCCGACATCTTCAAAGATGTGAACGACAAGGTTGGCGACTTCGCGCAGACGGGCGGCGGCGCGTTGAAGGATTTCTTCGAAAATATAGCGCCAAAGGTCGGGATGACCGCTGACGCCTTCAAGAACCTGTCGGGTCCGGCTGCATTGCAGGCTTACTACAATGCGCTGGAAAAGGCCGGTGTCAGCCAGTCTGACATGACTTTCTATATGGAGGCTATCGCTAGCGATGCGACGGCGCTGATCCCGCTTTTGCGGGATAACGGCAAAGCATTTGATGAACTTGGTGCAAAGGCAGCTGTTATCACGGAAGAGAAGGCGGTATCGCTGCTTGGGTACAATGACGCCATGCGGAATCTGAGTGAATCTGTGAAGGCGGTCGGCATAGCGTTTATCAGTGTCGGCTTTGTCGATATCCTCACCGCAATCATAAACAAGTTTGCCGAATGGACGCGGTCAATGACTGCAGTTGTCGACTTTTTGCCGACGCTGGCAGAATATGCGGCGGTTGCTGGCTCGACGCTTGCGCTCATGTTTTCACCTGTCCTGATCGCCTCGGCTGTCAATCTGGCTTCCGTGATCGCGACCGGGCTTGTCGGTGCTATCCGCCTGCTTACGGCAGCAATAGCAGCCAATCCGCTTGGCGCGCTCGCCATAGGCATCACCATCGCCGTGACGGCGATTTATCATTTTCGGGATGAAATCCAGAAAGCCATTGGTGTTGATGTCGTCCAGATCGTCAAGGATGCAGTGAACGGCATCATCGGCACGTTTGTGGGCGGCTTTGAGGGCATCAAGAAGACCTGGAGCATCCTTCCTGCCGCGATTGGCGACGTGGCTGCGACCGCTGCCAATGCCGTGATCGAATCCGTTGAAGGCATGGTTCGCAAGTCTGCACAGACCATCGAATCCTACGTCAATAAGATCGTCGGTTGGTTGAATGCTCTGGACCGCTTTGTCGGTGTAAATCCGATCCTTACCGAAATCGACATATCTTCAAATATCAGTTTTGGGCGTGTTGATAACAAATGGGCGGGGAAAGCGGCAGAGGTG